AAAAGAAAGAAAAGAATATATTATTTTCTATAATTAATAAATTAAATTCAATTGATTTTTGTATATCAAATCCAAAGGCACCTCCTCCGTCTGTCATATTAAATGAGTGTCTTTCAGTAGTATAAAATTTTTTTAAATAGTCGTTATTAAAAAAATTTTCAAATGTATTAATTAGTTCCATAATCTCTTTCAATAATCATTTCACAATAATGTATTGCTTTTTTAATATCTGCTAACTTACCTTTGTCTTGATGTCGTGTTACATATTTAACTACATTTCCTTCTGCGAATAGTAATTTATTTTTATTTATGTATTGAGACGGTTGAATAGTATGTTTCTTATAATGTTTACCACCGACTTGTTTGTAAAACACTTTATTTGTCATTTTTTATTTCTACAGTTGCTATTGTATCATTATGTTGACTTCCATGTGCAATTAACATGATTTTTAATAATTTAAAACCATATTTTTTTCCAATACCATTACTATTCCAACCAAAACAAATAACTTTACCATTACTTTTAACAATTCTTGAAATTTCCTTTTTACAATTTGACCAATAAGAAGCGTTAAAATTATCCAACGAAATTCCTGCGTTTTTGTATTTTGTTTTTAATTGATAAGATGAATATGGAGGGTCAAAAACTAAAGCATTTACAGTATTTGTTTTTATTGTTTTTAAATATTTTATAGCATCTTGTTTAAATGGATAAGGAAACGGATCAACAAAATTTAAACCCAGTTCATCATCAATTAATTTTTTTAGTGGTTTAATAGTAAATGTTTTATGACTTGGCATAGACCAATGTCTTTCAATTTTTATTTCCATGTAAATAAGTAATTTTTGGTTTAAATTTTTTATGATATTTGTCTCTAATGATTCGTAATCTTTTACACATTAATTGTAGTATTTTCAAACGTTTTTTTAATCGTATTAGTTCTTTCTTCATGATCTTTCTGCTGTTAAAATTGCAAAGCCTAATTCTCTTACTATCTGTGGTACGATGGAATTTCCCAAAGACTTTAATCTTTCGTTTCTATTTCTGTCCATCCTAACGGATACCCCATCAGGAATTCTACAAATTCTGGATTGAGTCTTCCACCAACTTTCTTTTGTTTCATCATTACCACTCCTGATAATATACTTTTCTCTGCCATTCTTTTGTAATTTGTGTTCTGACCTGTGTCTTTCCAATCCCTTGCTGTAGGAGTTGGAAACATGTCCATTGCTATTTTTTCCTCTAATTTTCCTTTTGATTTTTTTGTTTTCAATCTTTTTTTGACTGTTTCTAAATTTTCCCCCATCGCTGTTGATGCCCTTGGAGTTGGAAACATATTCATCGCGTCTCGTAGTTTTACTCCCCATCTTACTCCTTTCTTGTTTTCTCGAAAGAAATGACCATCCTTCAGTTGCACATCTTTTGCTATTCCACCCTCCGAGTCCGATGCTGTTGGTGTTGGATACATGTTTACCACTGGTTTGCCATACTGAACTTGTTCCGCTAAATTTCCTGGTGGTACTGTCATCCTTCCAATGCTCGTCCTGTATTTTTTTCTTCTTTCCATCGCTTCCTTTGATCTTGTTCCAATGTCCGTTGCTGTCGGAGTAAGCCATAATCCAGATTCGTTTTCTCTGGTGCCAAGCACCGACGCTTGCAGCTGGAATAACAATACATTGGACTTGGAAACCCGCTTCTTCCAAATCAGTCTGCACCTGTCTGAGCACCACGCCGTTGTTGATGTTAATAAGGCCTTCAACGTTTTCTCCAATAAACCATCGAGGTTTACATTCTCTAACGATTCTAATAGTTTCATCCCAGAGATATCGATCGTCATCTGTTCCTTTTCTTTTTCCTGCAACACTGAATGGTTGGCAAGGGAATCCTCCGGTAATGATGTCCGCTTGATATTTTTCTCCTTTAACATTTCGTATATCTCCTTCTATTGTTATATTTGGCCAATGTTTTTTTAAAACTTTTTGGCAAAATTCATTTTTTTCTACAAAAGCAATTGTTTCAAATCCACCAGTTGACTCTAATCCTAAACTAAATCCTCCAATTCCTGAAAATAAATCTAATAATTTTAACATTAAATATTTCTTTTAATTTCATTTAACATTCTACAAAGTGGAAACGTATATTGATGATTGCTTCTCAATATATGTAAATTTTGTTTAGCTCTTGTAACTCCTACATACCATACTCTATATTCAGAGCAACGATCTTTTCCAATTTTATTTTCCAAATGAGCAGGCCAATTGGATTTTTCGTAAATTACCACGTCATTAGCTTCTCCGCCTTTAATTGAATGAATGGTGTCTATTACAATTTCAGAATCTAGGTCAGGATTAACATCTGTTTCAATTAGTTTGTTAAAATAATACTTATCTTGTTCAGAAAAATTTCTATTAAATACATTAGTCCAATCATCTTTAGGAACTCTAAGACCAGCTTCTGTTACTAAAAAATTATAGTCAAATAATAAATTGTTGTTTATGGCCATCCACTTTTTACTGTCTAAACTTCTCCAGCCATAAGCTATTTCATTAATGTAAGTATAAAGAATCTGACACTGTTCTTTATTAATTTTATTACCACGCATTAATTGATTCCAAAGTTTAATTGCTCTCCACTTGTGTATATCAAAAGACTTTGATCCTTTTGCACTTTGAAAAAATAGACCTATGGTTTTCGCCTCTAATTTAAGTTCGTCTACAATTTCATTTGTTCGACCTAGTATCATCCAACTATCGGATGCACTAAAATTAATATCTTTAAGTCTTTGATATGTAATGATGTTACCTAAATTTGTTCTAGGCACGAAGTCTTTTCTCTTTCTGCCTTTTATATATGTTGCAATATATTGAGAAAAATCATGTATTGTTTTTGGTATTCTAAAAGATGTTTTTAAAATAAAATCTTTACCAGGAAATTCATTAAAATATTCTACTTCAGCCCCATTCCATTCATAGATCGCCTGATCATCATCTCCAGCAATATAAATTCTACTTGAATTATTGGCTAACTTATATACCAGTTTCCATTGCAAAGGAGTTAAGTCCTGAGCCTCATCTACTATTAAAACTTTTAATTTTGGCGCGGCAGCATTCTCAATGTAATGTTCAATCATATCAGTAAAATCTACTCTATGATCTTGTTTATATTCATCGTAAGCTTCGATAATTAATTTAAATTTTTCGTAAACAACCCTTTTAATTTTTTCTTCTTTATACTGATCGTCTGGATGAATTAATCTATTCCTTGCTTTATCATATACTCGTAAAGACCAATCATTCCAAACAAGATGACCATTATAATTTTCGAATCTAACTTTAGGTAAACCTAGAGTTTGGGCAAACTCTACCATGTCTATATCTGGATCAATAACTGGAATTTGTTTATAATTCTGTCTACAAAAACTATGTATTGTTCTAAAGTTTCTTAAATCATCATCGGTGCAGCCCACAAACTTTTTAAATGCTCTATATCTTGCTTCATTAACTGCCTTGTTTGTAAAGGATAAGTAGGCCATGTCTCTAGGTTTAATACCTCTTGTTATTAATTTCTCCACTCTTTCTAAAAGAGTTGTTGTCTTTCCTGTACCCGGAGGACCGTATATTTTAATGGTGCGGTTCTTCAAACGGTGCTTTTTCTCTTTTGAATAAGACATTTGACCTTTCAATTATTGGTTCTTCTGGTTTTTTACAATACCAAATATTTTTAATTTTTAATTTATCATAATATTCTTTTTTGATTGAACCATTCTTTTTGAGGGTATTGATGATTTCAAATTTTTTAATGGCTTTATTATTTTTTCGTATAAATCTTTCAAAAGTTTTATACTTAAACACAACGTTACTATCGTGTAAGAACCACATATCCGCTTCTACTTGTGATGCATTGTCTGCTTGTTGTGTCTCTTGTGTAAATTGTATCATTAAATCTGCAAATTCTTCTTGTGCTTCTTTATCTTCATCATAACCCTCAATGTCTTGCTGCATTGTTTTCAATTGATTTAAAAATACTCTGAACTCTTTATCTTTTAGTTTTTGCCAAACCATATCAGCTTGATCAAATAATGCCTCAGCAAAGAGTTGCTGTTGATTACACTGCTTACCATTTAATTCTATAGTTTTTTTATCTATTGTTAAAAAATAAATTGGTGGATTTGTTCTTAATCTTTGAAAGGAATCTACCTTTGGCATATATGCTGAGCTATCAATACCGTATAATAATGTTCTGCATAGACCAGCATTACAATGATCTTTCATAGGTTTATCAGTACATTTGTATCCATAATCTTTTTTCTCATAACTTTTAATTACAGCTTGTACTTCGTGTGCAGGTAATTGTTCATAAAATTGATCGTTACGATCCCAAACTTCTTTTTGCCATCCATCTGGATTTTTCTTTTTTGCAAGAGTTGCAAAAGCAGTTAGTGCATTATTTCTAAATCCACCTTCGCATCCATTTCTTATTACAGCTTGTAAGCACGGAGGGTACTGTTCAAAATCTTTTTCTTCAATTAAACTATCGTCTACTTTTATTGCAAAAAATTGTTCTTTGGTTAATCTAAACTTATCAATAAAACTGTACCAATCAATTAATGGTATACCAATTCCGTTATCATATAATGCATAACGAGTTGTTCTTGCAGCCTTTTGATAAGGAATATTTAACCAGTTACCCAAATCATTCTTATGAACCATAATCTGTCTTTGCTTAGGAAATATTTCGCAGCTTGATAATCCGAGATCCGTGGACAACAAACTAAGTTTGTCGATCATATCAGAAGCTTGCACTGGTTCTTTTGTGTGTAAAAATAAATGTACCCCACCTGACTTTGATCTGTAAGGAACAAGTGGATACTTTTTCTTTCTGATGTTTTCTATTAAATTCTTTACGTTTAAATCGTACTTATCTACGTCTATACATCCCCAAATGCACGTATTATCTTGTCGAATAGGTATGACACCTAAATTAATTTCACCGTTTAAATGTCTTTGAAATAGTTCTTGAGTGAGAGGAGCACGCTTAGTTACAGCGCGCCCCTTCTCTTTACCTGTCTTTTGATCTTTATCGCCTTCAAGATAATATTCCCCGTAGGCAATATCTAAGCCTTGAAAGATTTCGATAAATTTTTCGACCATTAGAAAGGAGTTGATTCAGATTTTGTAATTGGTTGATTTTCTGTTGCTACTGGCATATCGTCTTCGTAACTTACGGATACACCTTTGCGACAAGCTTCATACAAATCAACAGCAGATTTAAACGCACTTTGATTCGATACCTGTCCTACATGATTAACAGCCCATCCCGTCCATTGACCTTTACCGTTTGATTCTTGAACAGTTGTAAGTTTATAGACTTGACTAAATGATGGTTGAGATACCAAATCACCTTTTGTGTTTTTAACTTTTGGTAAAGCTCTCATCATTGAGTTCCACTTACGAGATTTTTTAGCTTGAGTTCTACTCATAGTTATTAATCCTGTAGTGTTTGGACTTTGATCTTCGTTCAATAATAAAACGAAGTGAGAAGCTGTTCCTTCAAGATAATTACCATTTGGTAGCCTATCTCTATTTTGAGCATCTCTTTTTGTTTGAGATACAATATCTGAATCAGCAGAGTAGATTTTAACAGGAGCATTTATACCTCCGGTTCCTCTCTCTTTCCATTCAATATATTCAAACTTATAATAACAAGGAACGACTAATATACCTGCTGTACCATCATACAGTTTTTTTGTAACAGAATTACAAATCATTCCTGTTTGCGCACCTTCGATATGTTTTTCGTGCCCTGGTCTTCTTTCATAAGATGCATCGCTAATTAATTTGATAAACGGCATAGCCATTTGATTAGCTGTGACGTTCTCAAGTCCTGCATCACCGTACTGATCAATTATAGAAGCTACACTAAATGTAGGTTTTTCTATAACTGCAGTTTTTTCTTTTTTTACTTGTGTTTGCATTTTAGTCCTTAGTGGTTAGTTTAGTTTTGCTAGAAATATGCACTCCGAATAAATCATCAGGAACGTCCATACCTTTTTCAGTTTGTTCTTTTACAAACGTAGATAAGGTCATATGATGAACATGTTCCTTTTGTATTGGAGTTGTGCCCTTAGATTTAAGAAGTTCTAGCACTTCTCTTGCCTTATCGTCTTGACCCATACTAAACTCAACAGAAATATCGTGTTTAATGATATCTCCGTAGCCATTTTTCCTTAGCCAATCAAATGCCTTAAGTTGATTCGCTTTGGTAATATAAGCTTTATATGTTGGAACTGCTTCAACCATAGTCCCATCAGATAGTTTAATCATTGATATATCCATCTCAGCCATTAAATTAGGAATTAGCTCAGATGATATAAGGGTCTGTTTTTCGATAAGCCTCTTTACTTCAGCTTCTTTTTCTTCAATATCATTTTGTGTTTTTCTTAAATCTTGGCACAATTTTGATATTGTCTGCATTTTATCTTGATCCACACTTTGCAGTGCATCAAGAGTATTTGTTGCTACCATTTTTTCTCCTTGACGTCTTATTAAACTAATATAAATACATGTCAAACAAAATTTTGTGGTAGCGAAATATATTTTTAAAACTGAACCCTTTGCACACCAACGTAAAGCTTTAGAGCTTTCTTGGGATAAGGAGAGCTATGCTTTCTTTATGGAAATGGGTACAGGTAAAACTAAAGTTCTGTTAGATAATGTTGGCGTTTTGTATACATTAAATAATATTAACGCTGCGCTAATTATAGCAACTAAATCTGTATACACGGTATGGTTTAATGATGAAATACCTAAACATTTAAATGTTCCTTATGAAACATATTTATGGAAACCAACAAAAGAAAAAACTTGCAAAGAATTTCTTCTAAAACAAAGTGATAAACTTAAATTATTTGTTATGAACATTGAAGCCTTATCTACAATTAAAGGCTATCAATATGCAGTACAATTTTTAATGAAGCACAATGCTTTAATAGCAGTAGACGAATCATCTACTGTTAAAAACTATAGAGCTAAACGAACTAAAAATCTTTTAAAATTAAGAAAAATTTCTAAGTATCGAAGAATTCTAACAGGTTCACCGGTAACCAAAAGTCCTGTAGACTTATATACTCAATGCGATTTTTTAGATCCTAAACACTTAGGATTCAATTCATTTGTAGCTTTTAAAAATAGATATTGTGTATTTGATATTGTTCACATTACAGGAGACAGACAAATTGCTGTGCCAGTAGGATTTAAAAATCTTGAAGAACTAGAACAAAAATTAAAAACATTTTCTTATAGAGTTAAAAAAGAAGATTGTTTAGATTTACCTGCTAAAGTCTATACTAAACGTGTTGTACAATTATCCGATGATCAAAGAAAAGTTTATAATGAAATAAGAGATGAAGCCATAGCAAACTTAGACGGAGATAGAATGACTGTTAATAATGTATTAACTGAAATTATTAGACTTCATCAAATTACAGCGGGTTTCTTTTCTGGAGAATCTGGTCAAATACAAAAGTTAAGTAATAATAAATTAGATGCATTGTTAGAAATTATAGAGGACACTGATGAAAAAATTATCATCTGGGCAAACTGGGTTTACAATATTGAAGAGATAACTAACAAACTTGTCGACATTTATGGTCCGTCGTCCGTTGTTAATTTTTATGGTGCAGTTAACTCTGAAAAAAGAAGCAAGGCCATTGATTTATTTATGAATGATCCTAACTGTAGATTCTTTGTTGCCAATCCATCTACTGGAGGATTTGGTTTAACATTAACATCGGCTACATTAGTTATTTACTATTCAAATAGTTTTAATGCCGAACACAGAATGCAATCTGAAGAAAGAGCTCATCGAATAGGTCAAACTAAAAAAGTAACTTATATTGATTTAATAACCGAAGATAGTGTTGATGAAAAAATTGTAACGTCTTTAAAGAACAAATTTAAGTTGTCGGCTGCAACTCTGGGAGAGGTTGTTCGGACTTGGCTATAGCTTTATAGTCTTCAAATTTCTTCCACCATTTGTCTTTCCACATTTTCATTTGATCTCCAAATATTTCAAACGATTGAAATTGTAAGTCTCTTGAACACATTAAAACTACTCCACCTTCTATTTCACCGTAATGTTTACCGTGTGCCTCAGCATAAGCAGCTAATTGTAGAAAATAATCTTCAATCCATTCAATTCTTTTTGGTTTATTAGTTTGTTTAAAATCAATGATAGCTGGTTTGTCTTTATAGATACCTATTAAATCTGTTGTTCCTGCATACAGATCTTCGTATCTTAAATTAGTTTCAGATCCCCATGCCTCTTTAACATTTTTTAATCCTTCTTTAATGATCATATTGGCCATGTCTTTTGCTTTTTGTCCCTCAGGAGTCATGGATATGTAATTAGTGCCTTCAATATATTTTTCTAAATATTTATGCATCTCAGTTCCAACTCTAGATGCTTCTTGTTTGATTCTTTCTGCCTCTTCGTTTCCAACTCTTTTTATCCATTTATCAAGATTAGTTCTGTCTTTTGTTTTAGACAATATAGTTGTGACTGAAGGGATCTTTGTTCCATTAACGACGTATGTTCTACCACTCTCTTGAGTGTCTCTGTCGTATTTTAAATAATCGTATTTTTTAATTAACACACTTACTTATTACTTTATTACAGCCGTAAGTAAAGTAACAATTATACTACCCATAGCTGCAATGACTATGCCTGCAGATACCATGATTACTCTTTCTAATCTAACGATTCTTTCGTGTAATTGATCAATTTTTTTAAACGTTTCTCTTTGCATTATCCTGCAAAGCTTTTCATGTTCCTCAATTCTAGTTAAAGCTGTCTTGCCGTTTTTATACATTTTCTCTCCCTTGAGCTGCCAATATTCCCAAAGTATCAGTCGGGAAAGCTGCGGCAAATCTTTGTGAATTAACTGGTTGTGTTTGAGCTAAAGGCACAATACCTGGTAATCTTGGTAATGCAGCTTGTAGTGGTCCTGGAGGAGCTTGTCTTGTTGCTTCTCTCATCATTTGTTCTTCCTCATCATTTCTTGGTGCTCCACCAATTGGTCTGAATAAATCATCTATTTCTGGGGGAGGTAGAACTTTACCTAACATATTGTCAGGAACAGAAGCGAATAATCTTTCTTTTTGTTTTGGATCTATATGTAATCCTTTTAAATCGTCTGGAACATATCTTTCATTTGTTAGTCTTTCCAATAATTCTTTTGTAGATATATTTTTACTTCCAAATTTTCTAGGATCATTTGGATAATCATTTGATAAAACGTTTAATATTTTTACAATTGATCTGCGCATTGCTGCTTCTCCTAGTACTTTGTCTCCTGTTTCAGCGGCCTCTAAATAAGTTTTGAACGAACTATTTATTGCTTTTAATCTTTCAGGACTTACAAAGAATTTATTCGTATAAAAACCTAAAGCTAATAATGGAATTACCCCTAGGGTGTCCATACCATACATACCTCCTAATAAACCAATTGAACCGCCAGTTAATATTAATCTTCTGGCTAAGAAAGTAGAACTTGATGGCACTTCAATTTTATTTAAAGCAGAAATATAACCTATTAAATCTTCAATTTCTTTAACCATTTTCTTACCTTGTTCAGGTCCTAAAATCATTTCAAATTTTTTAGCGTATTCATTAGATGGTAAAACTAATTTTCTAAATGTATCTGGATCAAATTGAATATTACCTCTAACATATTGAGATATACTTTCTCCTTTTGGTAATTTCATATCAGAAATCATTTGTGCTGGTAATCTTGCTTCTTGAAAAGTTCTTTCTCTTCCAATTAAATCTTGTATAAAATTTTCTTCACCCGCAGCTTTTACAAAAGATTTTTGATATGCGTCAGACAAGTAAGCAGCGTGCAATCTTTTTAAAGTAGCATTACCATCGGGTGTACCTTTAGCAACAAACGTGTAGTCACCTGTTTTTGGATTTATTTTATAAACATCAGCTTGTACTAATTTTTGTAAATCAGTTACAGCATCAAAGCTTTGTTTATTTGCAGAGGACATAAAAATATTGTCAGCAACTGTTTTAGCAAGTTGATCTGCATTTTTATTTCCTGATTCAAAAAAACCAGCTATTTGTTTATCTGTAAATAAATTCTTACCAAAATTAGTTCTTATTTTATCTGCTAAAGGTGATTCAAAAGAAATAATGTTTTCTGAATAAAATTTATTAGCTCCATCTAATTGGCTTTTTAACCTCAATACAGCTTCTTGATTTAATTTTTGACCACCAGCACCAGAAATGGCTCCTACTGTAGTTTTTACTGGTTGCGTAGCATCTATTACTTGATCTGCAATGGCTTTATTAGGTGGTGTGTATTTTAAAAAAACTTCAGATGTAGGATCTAAGCTTATACTTGCAAAGTCTTTTTCCATTCTTGTTGTCAATTCTCTATATACATTAATTAATTCTAAGTTATTCGGAGATCTGGCTACAGCATTATTTAATAGTCTTCTCATGTCTAAATATTCATTTGGAGAAATTAATCTATTAGCTTTTAATAAATTTTCATAGGAATTCATAAATCTACCAATTGGAGTCTGCAATAATTCATTGTCCATTGTTAATTTAAATTCAACAGGAGAATTGTCACTTGCCTTAATATAATTATAAAATTGTCTTTGATGATTCATTGGTATGATCATTGGATCTCCGAATTGATTCGACATCTGTCTGAACAATGTGTAACGAACATCTGCCATGTTTCTAAAATTTTGATAATTTTTTTGCATTTGTCCCGCTACATTGTCTGATACAGATGCAAGTTGAGCTAAGTGCATGTTAGGTTGAAAATTAAATATATCTTCAAATTTTTGTGCAAAAGCAGCAACTCTTTTTTGTTTAGCTTGCTCTACTGCCAGACCTACAAAAGGAATTTGTCCAAATACTTTATTAAAACCAGTTAAAATTTTACCACCAATTGTATTAGGATCTGCTGCTTCAAAAGCAGATGCCTCTAATCCATTAGTTTCTGCTAATTGTTTTATTTTTTTTGCATAATCACCCTCAAGTCCTAAAAACTGTCTTGTTAATTTTCCTGCACCAAAAGCAATAGGGGCTAATAATTCTGCTCCAGCACTCCAAGCTAAACCAGTTGCTAAATCATCTGCTGCTTGAAGAAATGGATTAGCACTAGTATCTTTACCTTTGTAACCTGTTGTCTCTATTCCTTCTTTTGCTCTAATTATCTCATCTGCTATATCGTAAGCTTGTCCTCCAGCAGTATATCCTAAAGTTCCTGCAACTACTGGTCTAAGAATAGCTCCTATTGGTTTA